CTGAGTTCGAGGGCCTCCGCTCGCGCCTCGAAGACCGGCTCGCGCCGCTGCGCGGCGATTATCTCACTGCGCAGGATCGGGCCTGTGCCGTGCGCCTCTCGCTTCGGCTCTGCGGGCCGGACCGCACCTTCAAGGAGGTCGACCGGGCGGTCGCCTGGCTGTACGGGGTCTCCCCGTACACGATCAAGGAATGGCGACGGGACCTCGGGCATGGGCAAGGGACCCGGGACGACCCGCTGCCCGGGTGGACATATCGGGTGTGAACGTACCGCTTGTCAACCGGGGGGCCGCCCGAAAATTGGCCCTTGAACTCCATGGCGGTTGAACATTCCCCCCGTCGCCGTGGGCGAGCGCGCCCGCGCACCTTGAAGCTCGGGCAGAGGCCCATTTGTCGAAGGCACCACACAGATATGCGTTCAACCGTATGGGCACGAGCAAAAAAAAGAAGCTCGAGCTGGCGAAGCGGCGCAAAACCGTCGCTCGGCTGTACCTCCAGGGCTACGAGCAGCGCCTCATCGCCGAGAAGGTGGGCCGCTCGGTGGGGACGGTCAACCGCGACATTTCGATTATCAAGGAGCGGTGGAAAAAATCGGCGCTCGTGGACATGAACGAGCATTTCGAGCGCGAGCTCGGGCGGATGGACGTGACGGAGCAGATGCTGTTCGAACGGCTCAAGGAGAGCGGGGAGCCCATCGAGAAAACGACGAAGAAGCTCAAGGAGACGCTCGCCCGCGAGGACCAGATCAGCGTCACCGAGGACGGGGACCTGAAGAAGGATCGGGTGACGACCGACAAAGAGCCGACGCGGCGCGAGGTCAAAACTGTCACCGTCGAGCAAAAGGAGGACGTGCGCTACTGGCGCTACATCCTCGACGTGCAGAAGGAGCGCCGCGAGCTGCTGGGCCTAAGCGACCACAGCCCGTCGGAGGAAGGAAGCCGCATCGGCGACCTGGTAGAAACCATCGAAAAGACTGCCGAGGAGATGGACTTCTCCGAGTTCGAAGACGAGGAGATTCGCTGACACGCCACTTACTGACGCGCCACGCACTGACGCACAGACTATTTCACCGAACGCCACAGCGAGGCTTCGCAGAGCCCCCTACAGACCGTGCTCTCGAAGCCGCATGGCATCCTACCCTAAGATCCTCACATACTACCACCGGCGAGAAGAGCGGTGCCTGATGGCCCTCGCTCGCACCGAGCGGGAGGAAACGATCCTTCGCCGGCTCATCGGGCGCAGCCGATGCATCTACACCGGCTCCCGCCCGGCAGCGGGCCTCTCCGACGAGCAGCTCGAAACGCTATCCGAGGGGCTTCGGCTTCGGTACGTGTTCTGACGTGCACATCCAACTCCTTCCCCATGAGCAAGCCCACCGAAAGCAAGATCCAGCGGGCGATGTTTCGGCCCCTCGCCGACCGGGGGTACTCGCACCTGACGCCCAACGTCCATCTTTTCGGCTGGGAGTCGGACGTGATCGGCATCACGTCCTCGGGGTACGTCGTCGAGTGGGAGATCAAGATCAGCCGGGCCGACTTTCGGCGGGACTTCTCGAAGAAGCGCCATTCGGATCTTCTCTCCACCGTCCTGTCCGAGGGGCCGCTTCAGCGCACCGCGTCGGTCCCGTCCCGCTTCTTCTACGCGTGCCCGCCTGGGGTCATCGCTGAGGAGGAGGTGCCCGAGTACGCAGGCCTCGCCTACGTGCGTCCCTCAGGGCTGGGCCGCGAGACCACGGCCCCCCGAATGACGAGGAGCAAGGCCCGCAAGAGCCAACGGACGGCCCTTGCCAAGTCGCTCATGTGGGACGCCTGGACGAAGCGCCCAATCGGGACCCGCTGAGAGCGAAAAGAATGCCCTGTCCCCGCATGTAGCCCCATCAAGACGCCCTCAGAGCGCCCGTGCCTGTCCCGACTTTCGACGTTGGCGGCTCCCAGTACGGGATCACGCCCAAACAGCTGTGGGCGACCCACATGATCGAGAAATCCGACCCGCGTGTGGCAATGTATGTCGGGTCCATCCGCTCGGGCAAAACGATGGGCTCGCTTTTTCCTTTCGCCCGGCACGTGTACCGGCGCGGGGACCGGGGCGCGCTCGTCATGATCGGCAAAAGCCTCGACGCCCTGGAGCGCAACGTCCTGACGCCGGCGCAGGACCTACTGGGGTCGGAGGTGTTCGAGTACAAGTTGGGAAGCCGCGAGGCGTCCCTCGACGGGCACCACATCCACCTGCTCTCGGCCTACAACCGGCGGTCCTTCAAGAAATTGAGGGGGATGACGTGTGCGGGGTGGCTCGGGGACGAGGTGACGCTGTGGCCACAGAATTTTTTCGAGGAGCTCTTGGGCAGGATGAGCCCCAAGGGGGCGATGGGCATAGGGACCACGAATCCCGATCACCCGCAGCACTGGCTTTTGGACGGGTGGCTGAGCCGCATCGAGGCCGACGCCCTCGATTGGCTTCACCTGCGGTTTGAGCTCGAGGACAATACGTTTTTGCACGATGAGTTCATCCGGCAGATTCGGCGCGAGTACCAGGGGCTGTACTACCAGCGCCTCGTGCTGGGGATGTGGGTCATGGCGGCGGGGGCCGTGTACGATATGTTTGACACCGAGCGCCACGTCCGGCGCTGCCCGCAGGACCTGGACCACTACGGCGTCGGGGTCGACAAGGGGACCGTCCACGCCACCACGTTCCTTCTTTTCGGGTGGAACGACCCCACCGGGCGCATCTACCTCCTCGACTGCTACTTTCATGAGGGGGGGGACGACGCGTCCTCGCGCAAGACGAACCCCGCCTACGCGGAGGATTTCGAGAATTTCGTGTCGGGGGTGCCCGTCGAGGAGATCGTCGTGGACCCTTCTGCCGCCGATTTCATCGCTGAGCTCAGGGAGCGGGGCTTCGACGTGACGAAGGGGGACAATGACGTGATTAACGGCATCAATTTTGTCGCCGGTCGCCTCGCGGGGGGCACGGGCGAGGAAGAGGAACGCCTGTGGATCAACGATATAGAAGCGACCCGCCCGGTGCGCCGCGAGTTTCAGTCGTACGTGTGGGACGAGACGGACGGGGTGCAGCACGACCGCCCCGTCAAGGAGAACGACCACACGATGGACGCGCTCCGCTACTTCCTGTACACCGTGATCGCCCGGCGCGTCCGCAACGCCCGGTCGAGCCCGCGTCCCCGCTCGCGGGTCGGGTAAGCGCCCTCCACCTGCTTCCGCAAGGGCCACAGAAGACCCAAAAGAGACCCACCGGCTCGCAAAAGACCTGCACGCGACCCTCAAAAGACCCGCAGAAGACCCAAAAACGACCCGCAAAACCTGCAAGAGACCTGAAAAACCCGCAAGAGACCTGCACCTCGCGTGCAGGAAGGCCGCAACTTCCCGCAACCGCCCCCACCGCTCCATGATCGACCTCGAAGAGATCGACCTCGACGACCTGCGTCCCACCGTCCCCGACAACTACGAAAAGTCTTACACGATGTGGGACGGGGACCACTGGCAAGAGGGGGCGGGCTGGGAGAGCGTCCTCCCCGACGCCTCGGAGAACGCCCAAAAGCATGCGAAGGAGAAGAAGCGGGTGGCGGAGGCGTTTACCTCCCAGAACGTCGTCCGCGAGGTGGTGGAGCGCCACCTCAACGGAGTGGTGGGGCGGCTCCCTGCCGTGGACTACCTTCGGGCCGAGTCCGAGGATCAAGGCGACTCCGAGGAGCAGGAGCGGGCCAAGGACGTGGCCGAGGCGATGCCGGGGGCCGAGGAGACGGCCCGCATCCTGCGCACTGCGGGGCGGCACGCCCTGTGCGGGGCCGTGCCCCTCCTTCGCGTCTATCCCAACGCCAAGGCGTACACCGAGGGCGGGGACCTCAGGTCGGACCTTAGCTTCGAGATGGCTGCTGAGGCGCTCGTGCATGAGGTCGTGGCCCCCTCCCAGGGCCACCTCGCGCGCATCGATGGGGAGCGGGTAGCGGCCTACTGGCGCGAGGACGACAACGGGGAGCGGACCGTTGAAGTCTCGATCCTCGACGACGAGGGGCGCACGGTCCTTGCCATCATCGAGGAGGAGGATACGGCCGACGGCCCCGAGCGCACGATCAGCCGCTCGTCGGCCCTCGACCTGGGCCGACGCCTCCACATGCAACCGGTCGGGCGCGAGGCCCTCATCACCCGGCAGGTGCGCCAACAGCAACACGGGGTCAACAAGGCGCTTACGATGTCCGATACCAACCTCGACTGGGGCGGCTTCGTCGAGCGCATCTTCCTCAACGCCCAGCGGCCCC